GTACTAGTACAACCAGGTATTATCAAAAAATAACATCATATTTTGTACAACCTATGTTATACTTAGCCCTTAAGTATTATCACATTTTAACAATTAGATCCATTTTTTCCTGATAATACTTTCCCTTGACATTAGTTAAATAGTCCTATACAGTTAGCCAATTTAGGGCTATATGCCAGACCACTATGCTATACTTAAAGCATGCTAAATAAGAGAAATGAAGCCAGACGCAAGGCAGAAAGCCAAGCGTTATTTCAGTCTATGCTGAAGGCTCCTCACCTAATCCAGACCCCAAAGAAGCTAAAGGGATCCAGGAAAGATAGCAAAGACTCTGCCATAAAAGACAGCAAAGAGGGCACATAAAGCCCGTCCTAAGAATACACTATCCGTCTAACTTGTCAAGTACCGATTCTACTTCAATAGCCACGGTTTCTCCGTAGTATACCAACTAAGCAAAATAGCGCAAGTAATCCTTATCTAGCTCACAATCAAATCCCTTATATTTATTAGCCTTAAAATATAAGCATGGCACTACAGGATCCCCTAGCAACGCCTATAGACGTAGCTCTAAGGCGTCTAGAACTATGCGCTTATGCCGTACAGGAAGTGCACACAGAAGTCCAGGAACCAACAGACCCAGAGCACAAGGCAGACCTTCTATTGGCCACAGAGAACCTGACCTACGAAGTCCTTGATCTTCTCCAAACCGTTAAGTATTATGCCTGGGGCCCAGACCACGAAAAAGAACTAGGACTCCGAGAAGACGAAGAGCTTTAACTCTTAATTCAATATGGCCGTCCAAATTGTAAAGAACTTTATATCTCCCGAGCTTGCTCAAAAAATAGTTAGTGGCTACTCGGATCTGCTGCCAGAGACCCCTGAAACTTTTCAAGAGATAGTAAAGCCGGTTTGGCTATGGAACCTGTGGGTTAGGCATCCAGACGAGACCAAAGAAGGCTACCCTTTATTCAACATAGAGGGCAATATCTCAGACTCAGAGTTAGTGTCCGAAGTCATACTTTTAATCAAAGATAAACTAGAGAAAGTTTTTGGTGCCAACCTCACAGCTTTTGAAGCTGGACTAGTTAGGATGGATCAAGGTGCCAGCAACGGACTTCATGCAGATATATGTAATGTAGATGGCTCACCATTCGAAGGAGCCCCAAACGGAGCTAACCACTTAGAGTACTCCGCGCTACTTTACTTATGCAATCACGGGGAAGATTTTACAGGAGGGGAGATAGTGTTCCCTAAACAAGAACTAAAGATAGAACCTAAAGCTGGAATGCTTGTCTTATTCCCAGGAGACACAGAACATATTCATGAAGTCCGTAAAGTTCTATCCGGCCATCGGTACGGGATAGCAATGCTTTTTGGTACGGAATTTAGCGCTGCCTACGAGTCTTAAGAAACTCTATCCGCTGATCGGGAGTCATCTCTTTTATGTCTTTAGCTAGCTTAATAGATACGACAAAGTAGGCACTAACAGCACCAACAAACCAGGCTAATACGCCCAGCCATATAAGTATCTCCATGACACCTATTCTACCAGCAACTGGACTACTACTTAAAGCTTGAGCCCCAGTCAACATCCATAAGCTTAGAAGTCTTCTTCTTTGCCTTACCAGCGTTGGCTACAGCCAGCACTACAGCTAGAGCAAACAAGCTTACGAATACAGAAGCAACGCCAATCCAAAAGGACAGCCAGCTCCAAACGAATGTGATTTCCATAACACACCTCCTAACGAATAATCTAGCACACTAAGTTTAAATGTACAACCCACAAAAAGCAAGTATTTTAGATACACGGAAAAACATTTCTGATAAAATATAACTAGTAAATCTCTGGGGAGAGATCTAATTTAAGGCCCCCAGATTGAAAACAACCCTTAATGTTCTTGCCCGAATCGTGGCAACTTTCATCGCATCTGCCTTAGGCGTCATTGGCGCTGGCGCTGTAATGGGCGTAGACCTCTGGCTAGCTATGGCAATGGGTGGAATCCTGGCAGTTGCCAAGGTTATCGAACGTCTATCTGTTGCCTTTCTAGAAGATGGCAAACTGACCCGTGCAGAAATTAACGCTGCCTTTGCCCCTGCTATGTCCCTTAAGGGCGTCGATCAGGACGGCAACTCAACCACTAAAGCTAAGGCCAATAAGTAAAGAATGATTAACTATAAATTTAAATCAAGCAGAGCACTCATTGTTCTTATACTTTCATTTGCTCCAGCAATACTAGGCGCGGACCTAGCTAAAGCTAATGCTTGTGTTAACCCCGGTCAGGTGGCTGCAGTCGCTGCTGCCCAGCAAAACGCTTCAACCGAACCAGTAGTTACTGAAATCAATACTTGCGGTGGAGACGACGTTTCCTATCAGATCCCATTGACAACCACCGTAACTTTTGACGGAGTTGTCTACAGCAATATTTATGCAACCACTAACTCAGTGATTACCTTCGGTCAGCCAGACGGAACCTACTGGACCTATCCGTCAACTCCTTCTATCTCCCTCTACTCTTTCGACTGGGTTGTCTATCCACAGTGGAGATCTGACGAACATTTAATCATTCGTTCATCGGATGGTGGATTCCAAGTAGATATCTCAGCCAGACCTATTTGGTTGCAGAACACTCCAGAGCCAACACGAATCGTAATTACTGCCGCCATTCTTTCAGATGGCACAGTTGCTATGGCTTACACACTAACTGGTCCAGAGTATCCACAAAACAATCCACGAACTGGAGTGCGTCTAAACAATGGAAGCATCGTTGACTTTGAGACTTACGGAATCCAAGAAACAGAGCAAGCACCGGAGCTAGCTCCAGAGCCAACAGAAGAAGCTCCATTCAATCCGCCTACTCCAGAACCAACTCCAGAGCCAGCACCATCCCTTAACGCACCAACAAACGTTGCAGCCACTCAGCTACAGGACGGAAGTGTTCAGCTCACCTGGGATGCCCCAACTCCAACAAGCACTTCAGTGGAGCGATACGCAGTCAGTTGGTCAACAGATAACTTTGTCACTGGTTGGGGAATTGCGTCTACTACAAACAGCATCACCATACCTAGAGATTCGTTTGCAACTACAGGTGGACTAGATCAGACTTACCAATTCAGAATACGTTCTGATAACGACACCCTCCCTGTTTACTCTTCATTCTCCGAGACTGCTTCGACAGTAGTGGCGTCTCCTCCACCACCACCGCCTACAACTCCAGAAGGTGCAACAACTACATGGGAGAATTCATTTGTAGAAATAGTTGCCCCTGAAGGTCAAAGAATTGCAAGTGCTACTGGATACTACGGAGATCCAAACAATGGCACTAGAGGACAAGACGTCTCTTCTATTTTGTTTGAGCTACTAGCTGGAGAGACTTCAGCAACAGTAGAAGTGTCAAACGATACTTTCCAGAATGATCCAGCCCCTGGAACACCTAAGGTGCTTATTCTTCTTATTACTTTTGAAGAGATCCCTACTCCTCCTGTAGTACCGCCCGTCGAACCAACCGTACCGCCAACCACACCAGTAGTCCCAGAACCAGAACCATCGTTGGAGCCAGAGCCAGAAGTACCGCCCACACCACAGCCAGAGGAACCAGTACAACCAGAAGAGCCAACCACAGAACCTGTAGAGCCTTCTCCAGAACCTGTCGAACCTGAACCTTCACCTGAACCTTCACCTGAACCAACTCCTTCTGAAGAGGAGCCTATCACTTCTGTAGAGGAATTGCCAGAGGAGATTAGCCCTGAGGTCCTTATGGCTATTGACTTTGAGGAAATAGTCCCTACGGAGCTCTCAGAGGCCCAGGCAGAGGCTCTTATTGAGGCAGCCCTCGAGACCTTCGAAACAGCAGAGCAGGGCTCCCCAGAGTACGAGCAGGCTCTTGAGGCCCTATTCGTGGCAGCCCAGCAGGATGACGTAGTTCTAGACGAGTCCCTAGCAGCCATCCCACTCCTTGGTGACGTCCTTGGTGGAGCTGTAGAGGTCTTCAACTTCCTAGGAAACGCTGGAGCTGACATGAGCCCTCAGGTCCGAGAGACTTCAGAAAAGGTAGTTGTTACAGCCGTAGTTGTCACCCAGATAGCCCTATCAGCCGTTTCGATGGCTGGCATAGCAACCACCGTAAACATAAGAAGCGGAGCATAACATGTACGAATATCGAGTAAAGAAAGTCTTAAAGGTAGTTGATGGCGACACTATTGACGTCGATCTAGATTTAGGCTTCAACATCTCCTACACCCAGCGAGTTCGTCTCGCAGGGATTGATACCCCTGAATCACGCACCACAGATAAAGCAGAAAAAGTACTAGGGCTAGAAGTTAAGAAACACTTAGCTGAAACCCTACAGGCTGCAAGTCTCATAGTTATTCGTACCGAGAAGCCAGACTCTACTGAAAAGTATGGCCGGATCCTTGGTTGGATATTCCTAGATGGCTCAAGCGAATCCGTCAACACTGCACTAATTGCAGGAGGATACGCGTGGGACTACATGGGAGAAACAAAAGTCAAAGACTTTGAACTACTAAAACAAAGAAGAGAAAAAGGAAGCAAGTAAATGCATTTCATCAAAGCACTAGTTAAAGACGTAATCGAGCAGTCTTGGACACTTCTTGGAATGGCCATTGCTTGGCTAGTCCTTGAGGGTTCAGCAAAGGATCTGACCCTAACACTAATTGGAGTAACCCTCCTAGTGTGGGTTGTAACCTTCCCGCTATTCCGTTACGAAAAAGAAGAAAAACCAACACCTAAAAAGAAGTAATCTTAGGCAAACAAAAAACCCCCGGCTTAAAACACCGGGGGCTTTCTGTATCAATCACACTGAAGAAACAAACAATGAACAGTACCCAATTAAGGATGGTTTTATTATATACACAAAAATCTAAAAATCGTCCTCTTCACGACGTCTTTTTTCTTCAAGTTCTTCTTCGCTGTATGGACCGTCAATCATGTCCATCACGCTCTCTATAATCTCATCAAAAGATTGGTTGATTCTAACCACATTACGATCGCGCATAAACATCTCAGCCAGCTCAGCTTTGTAAATAAGTTTTTGTAGAGTCTTCTGGTCCTTAGCACCTAAGTTTTTAAATAAAGGATTGGCTAGGATCATCCGCTGAATGTCGTACATGTGACGCTGTTTTTGAAGACGTTGTAGGCTCTTCTCGTTAATCCTCATGCCAGTCGTCTCCTAAGCTCTATTAATCGGGCTACGTTTACCCTATCAGAATATCTAGACTACAAATACTTTTTAGAGATCTTTTCGTTAAAGTCTTTAACCCAGTCTTTAGTTGGAGACTCTAAGTCCTGGGATGAAACGTTTTCCGCTAAAGCAGAAACAACTTCAGCAACTCCAGCCTTAAAGCCGGCGTCCCACTTTTTCTGCTCTTCCATTTGACTTTGAAAGTATGGTGGCGTTGGGGTCATAATATTTCCTATCAGTAAAGATAAGCTAATTTTATCAGGCTACTTTTTCTCTGATTTGGCCCAAGGCATCTGAGTCAAACGCTCCTTGTACCAGTCCCACCTGAAGTATAGGTTTTCTGGCCTACTGTAGCCTAGGAACTCTTTAGCTACAAGCCAGTCTAGAACCTCTTCACGTCCCTCTTGACGGAGCTTTTCAGCTTCTTCATTACTCACTTGGCCATTTGCCATCTAGAACCATCATTGCAATAGTGCTGTAGTTAGCAAGATCTAAGAAGGAATCTCTAAGACTCTCGTTCTCAGGAGTTGCACCGTTATCAATTAAGTGATTAATACGAGATAGCTTGTCGTGCATACGGACTCTAAGACCATTCAAAGCTCCACCAGGAGCTCGAGAGATATTAAGTGGTCCGTAATCAGCTTGCTTCTTTACCAGAACCTGATAGGTCTCGCTGTAAAAAGGTTTAGCCTCAACTTTAAATTGTTCGATGTCCATTAGTTTCTTCTCCCTATGATTTCGTTAACTAGATCTTTTGCACTTCTTTTGTCTTCACCAGCAGCTGCACCATACTTGTGTAGTAACCATAATAGTACAGAAGCATACAAAAGTTCGTCCATTAGAGCAAGTCCAGGAATCCAGTCAAAAGGGTCCGGAATAATGATCAGTGCAACAAGGACCCAAGTGATACTCTTAACCCAACCAGGAGCTCTCCCGTACTGAGTAAGATGAGGCTTTGCAGCAGCCCTCACTCTTTCCTTAAAGCTCAAGCTCGACTTTTTCTACAACAGTAATGGCGTCCAACAGTTCACGCTTCT